CATAGGTCATCCTCACGCCGCAATGGTTGTCCAAGTGGTGGATGGTGCGGGGTCCACCTCTGTCCACGAATTTATAGCATCTGGATCGACCTCCGTCCACGAAGAACCGGGGGAAGGCGTCAATGCCGACCAAGACGTCAATGGAGCCGGAGAGAATGGGCCCCAGACCGTTCCGGGTGCAGGAACAACATCCCCCCAGACTAGGGCCTGACCCACCGCCCCAATGGCGCTGACGCCGATAGGGACTACAACGGCAGAGCCAGAGACCGTAACGGAGCCAGCAGCGCCAGCAGCGGAGACACCAGATGGTGCGACAACAACCGAGGTGAAAGCGATAACTGTGCCGATGGCAGGTGTCGCGCTCACTCCGGTGACAGAGAAGGCAGCAGAGCCAGTGACAGTTACCGACCCAACGGACCCGGAGCCAGACACCCCAGTTTGGACAACGACAGCGGAGCCAGTAGCGACAACAGAGCCGACGTCCCCAGCCGCCGCCACGCCAGTAACTTCAGCAATAGTGACGCCAGCAGCATAAACCTCTCCAAGCTGAGAGTCGCCCTGAACGCCGGATACCGGGACAATTGTCTCGGCTTCCGCAATGACAGTGCCAAGGACGGTGGTGGCGGACAGCCCGGTGACGGCAGCGATTGCCCCAGCATCAACATCGACAGAACCGACGGATGCAGAGGCCTCAAGCCCAGTGACGGCAAATTCAGCCGATCCGGTGACCGTGACGGGCCTGACAGTGGCTGTAGCCGACACTCCCGTAACGGCGACAGTGGCGCTGGCCGCTATGGTGACGGAGCCTAGTGCGCTGGTGCCGGAAGCGCCCGTCGGCTGAACGAGGGCTGTTCCCGTTACGGTTACGGAGCCAACGTTTCCAGAGGCCGAGAGGCCAGTGACCTCGACTGGTATTGCCTCTCCCCAAGGGCCGGAGGACCAAGTGCCACGGCCCCATCCCGTAAGGGTCGTGTTAGCCATGGCTGCCCTCTGGTTTAGGCGATGCGGATGATCGCGTTGGTCGCGTCTGCAGTCGGGAACTGAATGGTAAAGGTGCCCGTGGTGGAAGTCTTATCGGACCCAAAGTCGAGCACGGCCACCGTTGGGTTCGTGTAGGTGTGCGCCGGGGTCGTGTTGTAAATCAGGGCACCGCGAGCCGTGATGGTGGCCGAGGTGAACGACAGGTCCGAAAAGTCCGTGAACGCAGTGGTCCCAGATGTGGTCGGTGAGATGTTTGTCAAGGTTCCGCCACCAGCGGAATAGGTGCCTGAGTTGGCGACTTCGTTGGTGGCCGTATAGGCAGTGGTGGCTGCGGTGAAGCTGGCAGAGTTGGTGTAGAGCGCCAACTTGAAGGTATCGCCGCCGGAGGAGCGGAAGTCATGGACACCCTCTAGGAGCTCATCCTTGAAGCTGGTGCACATGTAGTTGCCAGTGAAAGCCATCTCAAAGTCTCCTGATCTGTTGAGCCATATCAGCCGACCCGGCCTGCTCTAGTTTCGCTATGACCGACTCGCGGTCTTCCCTTGCGGCCATCCTAGCATAGTGCAGAACGACAGCCAACATTTGCTCGCGGAAGGCCTTGGCCTGCATGGCGATCTCAGGTGGAGCCGTGTCCGATACTCGTATCAGACGCTCAACGCAGAGTTCAGCAATTTGCTCCGGGCTGTGACCGCCGTTTGACGAGGTCATCACGCTAACAGCACCGGGGGAGGCGGCTCCAACAAACATCAGGCGGAAGCTCCAGACATCTGGCCGTCCCTATAGTCGTCGCGCTTGGATCGCACATCAATGCCAAACAGCTGGGACATCGCCTCTGCGTAGCGGTCCCTGTAGTTCTGCAGCATATCAGCATCGCCCTTGAGGTATGTGTACGCCTCGACCAAAGCGCCATACAGAAGGGCTGCCTCTGCGTTGTCTCCGAGCCAAGACGTGCCCGTGGCAACAATCGACGGCGGGTCATAGTAGTAGTGAAGCTCGACGGTATAGGTCGAGTTCGGGGTCGGCCCTAGAATGAAGTTTCCCTCCGTGACCCCGGTCTGATCGCCGTCAAACTGAGCATAGTACTTCGGGAGCCCTTGCGTGGTCGGGCCGGGGTACGCTTCGCGGATGAAGTTGACATCCTTGTCGTACAGATAGCTGTAGTTCCCAGAGCCATCTACGACAGCCAGAGAGAACACCGACAGGAAGTCAGATGGACGGGCAAGGTACTGATTGCCCGTCGTGGTGATAGCCGTGGCGTTCTTGCGGAGCTCAGGAATCTGAACGGATCGATAAATGCGCTCCTCGGCCTGCCGGACAAACATGGGGATGTTGGAGACAAAGGATGCCTCCTGAGTCTCCAAGTACTCCTGCAGCGCCTGAGTGAGCTCCGAGTAGTTCATCTATCAGCCGCCCTTGCTGTAGCTGCCGCCCTTTTTGGCAGCGCCCATGCCGCGGCACATGCCGCCGCCCATCATCTTTCCAACGCCATCAGCGGCGAAAGCGGGGACCTTCTTGCCGCCCTTCTCCACCATCTTGAGCTTGCCGCCCTCGGCCATGCCGTGAGCCTTGCCCTTCATCATGGTGCCGTCGGGCATCTTGTGAACCGGACCGCCCATGGCCATTTTCTTGACCTTGCCTCCAGCCGCCTTGTACACAAGAGTCGGAGGCTGCGAGTGCTTCATGGCGCGGTCAGCCGCAGCATCTGCCTCGTCCTCAAACTCCTTGTCGCTGCGAGTGCGAGGACGCATGCTCGACTTGGGAGCCATCTTGCTATCAGGGCGAGGCTGCGGGCGGGGCATCTTACCTCCACCCCCAGCGACGGCACCCGAAACCCCTTTAGAAACCCCACTCGCGGCACCCCCCATCGGGGCTGGCTTGCTCATCGGCTTCAAGTTGGCACCCGGATTTGCCCCGCCGGACGCGGTAACCTTGATGTTCGAGTTCTTCCGGCGGTTTGCGGCGTCCACGCCCATGACCTTAGACTTCATGTCATTCTCCATCAGTTGTGACCACGGTCACGGTTCCTACAGACGATATCATGTACTGCGCGGGATTCCAAATGGGGTTCCACCCCCACAGCGCATTCGATTCAAGAATGGCGGTGTCGGGGCGTGGATCGTAGAGCGACTGCGGGTCGTTGACCTTCACCTTCCCGAGGAAGTTCTGTGGCTGGTCAGGGTCACGCACGTCACGACCCACACGGAAGCCCGTGCGCTGGCCGCGCTGGTACTCATAGACGAGGTCGCTCAGGGGATACCTGCGACCAGTCCTGTCGCAGAATCCAAACGCCTTGCTGCCCTTCGCATAAGCCATCAGTAGCTCCACGGGCTCATTGGCACGAACGACACCGAACCGCGGTCGCGGTCCTCATCAGCAGCGAGAGCGAACTGCTCTTCGTACTCCTGCTTGAGCGCAGGCATCAGGCCCTGAGACGCAGGCTTCTTGGCTGCGATGTAGTAGGCAAGGCCTGCCACAAGCGCAGGAACGAAGCGTGGTGGCACCATCGTGGTGTCTGCGCCAATACCAGATGCGAGGCCGTCGATGCCCTTCAGGCGGTAGTAGAACAGCGTGTACGGCATGGTCGCGTCAGGCACTGGCCACAGCGTCACCTGCGTGGACGTGGAGAGGCGCTGCACGAAGATTTGAGTCGGCCTGCCAGTGATCAGCTTATTGGTCTGCTGGGCGTAGGTGGACACAGAGATGCGCTCAAGAAACGTGTCGGTCTGGTTTGCTCCGGTCCCGGTGCGAAGCTGATGCTCGATCAGATCGATGGTGCCTGTCGGCATGGTGTAGTGAGCCGTACCGGGCGTCAGAACCTGCGTCCCGGACTCAATGGTGAAGAGGTTGAGGCCGCGATTGGCCCACTCCAACGTCATGATGTTAAGGCTGCGACGTGCGGTCTTCAGGTCGTACCCTGATTTCATCTCGAGGCCCGCCCTCTCGAAGGCTTCCTCAAAGAGCTCCGGCAGATCAGGTACGATGACGGCCATGGTTTAGTCCCTGAATTTCGCGGTCTTCTTCGCGATGCGTTTCGGCTGTGCCACGAAC